CATTGGTGCCACAGGCTCTGCAGGGTCCTATTTTGTAAGCGCAGGCGCAAACGGAACATGGAGCACTAACCCTTATGTTTTCTCAACTAGTAACACAGTAGGAAACATTTCGAGCACGGGCCTGCATGTTAGTACAGATGCAATATTCGAAGGGGATATCAAATGGAAGGGCCGTAGTCTTGGAGATATGCTGACCACCATTGAAAAGCGTCTAGCTATCCTAACTCCGGATCCTGCCAAGTTAGAACACTTCGAGGCACTCCGGAAAGCATACCAGCATTATAAAACTCTAGAAGCACTGTGCGAGATACCTGAGAAGAAAGATGACGGATCCTAAAGATCAAAAGATAGCTGCACTTGAGCAGCAACTTGCTAGGCTAACTCAGCAGGTTAAAGAATTAAATCAGCGTGTCTCTTTTATAGAAAGAGAAAACGCCCGACGTAAACAAGACATAAACATTTTAGCACAACGAAAAGGATAAAACATGTTATTAGAAAAACAAATCGCTACAGGAGATGTAGTAAGTCTTAAATTATTAAACGGTGACGAAATTATCGCACGTTTTGAAGGCGAAACAGCCACTGAGATTAAATTAGACAGACCAAAAGCATTGACTATGAATGCACAAGGATTAGGAATGATTCCTTGGTTGTTCTTGGGTGCAAAAAATATAATCACATTACAAAAAGCACACGTATTTTGTATGGTACCTAGTCAAAAGGAAGCCGCAGATCAATATATGCAAGGTACTACTGGTATAGCAATGGCTTAAATACTAGTTTAAGAGATCAATATGGCGATATATTCTATTACCCCGGACATTATAGAAGTCGATGAAGGCGGCAGTGTTGTTTTTACGGTTGATGTAACTGACGGTTCTACTAGTACATACGGTGTTACTATTAAATCAGGAACCAGTACATTTGCTAATGCAACAGACTTTTCTGATGTTTTTGGGCTTTGGGGAGACATTACATTACCGGATAGTTTATTATCCGGTGTAGTTACCTTTACCAAAACAATGTCGACAAACACTACTACACCACCTGAAGGTCCAGAATTTTTCATCGTCCAATTAAGAGAAAATAACACTTCGGGCGCAGTATTAGCCGTAACTCAAAACATTGTCATTGTAGATACCCCTATTAGCATTGATCCAGATAACGGTATGATAGGTGCTGTATCCAATGATAATAGTAAGCCTGCATTTTATTTTAACGGTAACTGGTATAAGATAACCGGTACCGCTATTCCATTGTAAACTAAACTTATGCCTTATATTCCTGGTGGTGGTAGAATTAGCGATGTATATCGCAGCGGAAATGTGTATGTAAACAATGTTCCTGTCGCCTTGTGGCTTGCACCCGGGGGCAGTTCTGCCTTTGCAGGTGTAAGTGCATCTAGTGCAATAACAATTCCGCCTGATGTAGAAGTTGCTATTGCAACTCAGACAAACGATCTTGTTGCGGCGCAGATAGCAAACCCTTCCGGACAAAATCAATATTATACTCCAGAGGCAGCAGTTGACGGAGTAAAAGGAAATTACGCACCTATTGAAGACCAAACATTCAATACAGGTACAGTTAGCACATCGACTTCAGCATCCGATATCGTTCCGTTCTTGCAACGCACTATGGAAGAAGCAGGTCGAGGTATGTGGAGAGAAACTGGTCAGGCCGGAGGCGTTAGTAATAAAAATATTACAGGTATATGGTCCAATCTAGGATACCCTAATTCAGGACCGTGGGTCAGTGATCAAACTGCATGGTGCATGGGTTTCATAAACTTTGGATTAAAGTGTTCAGGATACAAATATGTCCAGACTGCAAGTGCAGCCGCAATAACAACCACACCCGAACGTTGGGGTGCAGTGCAGGTACCTAAAGATCAAGCACAGCCAGGTGATATTGCATTTTGGAGTTATAGGCACGTAAACTTTGTCTACACGGCTAACAATGGAAAGTTTACTTTTGTTGGCGGGAATCAAAGTCCAAAAGCAAGTAATAATCCAAATGATGGCGATGTTACAATTTCATACCCGGGTGGTACAGCGGCAAGTAATCCAAGTTGGGTAAGTTGCTGGAGAATTACCAAATAATCGGTTGACAAACTGGTAAAATCACAGTATAATATAAACAAGTAGGAAGCAGTATGCAGGGAAAAGTTAAATGGTTTAATAATTCAAAAGGTTTTGGATTTATCGTTCCAGATGGTACAACTGATGATGTGTTTGCACACTTTAGTCAAATCCAAATGGAAGGATATAAGACACTGGCAGTTGGACAAGAAGTAGAATTTGATCTAACTGAAGGTGACAAAGGTAAGCAAGCTCAAAATATTCGATCAACTAAGAAAGTTTAAAATGTACACATACGAAGTTTGGATCCGACTTAACGCATATCAAACCGCACACGTTCGCGTAAATGCTAACGATGACCTGCAGGCCAAGATGCTTGCAGAAGCACAGTACGGTTCAGGTAACGTGTTAAACTGGACCCGAATTGGCTGATGAACGTTCAAATCTTGCCAAAGGAAGAACCAGTTATGATTCTACATCTACTGGTTCGTTAATTCCGTTCTTCAATAGAAACGTCAGTGAATATCCCACAGAAGCAGGCGGTATCAAATTTGACCTAGTTCCCGTAACTAAGCAAAAAGATATCATGATCAACCATGCTAGGATATATGCCCAGCAAGAATATGATCGGATTATGCAGTTAGTATCTGTACTTGAAACACAAGCCCAGCAGATCAAACGACGGTTAGAAATAACTGACGCAGTACATGCCGCTGAATATCAATTCAGCCCTGTGCTAGGACAATCATACTGGTTAACTTGGGACAAGAGGAAATCAAAAACATTGTTAGTGTTTCAGGGACCGGATGGATGGTCAAGTAGTGCTCCTGAAGATTATGAATATATTGCTCACGTAAAATATATGGGTGATCATACTTGGATGGAACTTGACAGTCAAGGCAATCCTGTTGTATAATAAATAATAGACTTTCGCAGGGGCAAGTTTGCGTAGCAGATATGCAGTAGGTGAGATTCCTGCAGGCTTAGCAGAGGCCAAACACACCCTGGGAAGTCTGTTAAAAGTTAAGACTGTATGAAGTAGACAGAAAAGGATTCAAGACGCGGGGGCAGTGCCCGCCAGGTCCACCATAAAACATATTTCCGACAGTAGGCGGAGGTGACAATGTCCATTCGGGTGAGTATGTTTTATAATGGGCCTGACACAGGATCGATTGGGTCAAGAGTATTGAAATGGACAGTCCGGCAATGTAGAAGCCGTTAGGATTGGGGTGACCCGGTCGCAGAAGCAAAAAACCTAAATGCAAACGATGCATACTTTGGAGAAGACCGCCTAGCAGCGTGATCTCCACGAGGTAGTTATACCTTGTCACCCAAAATAGCAGAACCCGCTTCGGCGGGTTTCTTTTTGGCAAAAATTTCTTAAAATTGTAATCATATTGTAATCGTTTTGTGTTTAAATATTAATATCACAAACACAAGGAGACTTACAGTGAAAAAATTATTTGCTATTCTATTTGCAGCCGTAGCAGTGTCAGCACAAGCCGCAGACATTACAGGTGCCGGAGCTACCTTCCCATTCCCAATCTATGCCAAGTGGGCTGAAGGCTACAAAAAAGCCACAGGTACAGGCATGAACTATCAAAGCATCGGAAGTTCGGGTGGCATTCGTCAAATCAATGCAAAGACCGTTGACTTTGGTGCAACAGATGCTCCGGTAAGCGGTGAGAACTTGGACAAGAACGGACAGGTTCAATTTCCTGCTATCATTGGCGGCACAGTTCCTGTGGTAAACTTAGACGGATTCAAACCCGGAGAACTACGCATCACTGGTCCAGTTATGGCTGAAGTGTTTATGGGCAACATCACCAAGTGGAATGACCCTAAACTGGCTGCATTAAATCCAGGCAAGAACCTACCTAACGAGAACATCACCATTGTTCATCGTGCTGATGGTTCAGGTACAACATTCAACTGGACCGATTACTTGGCCACAGTAAGCCCTGAGTGGCTACAACGTGTGGGTCGTGGCGCCGCAGTCAAGTGGCCAGCAGCCACTTCAGTAGGTGGCAAGGGCAATGAAGGTGTTGCTGCCAATGTGAACAGAATCAAAGGTTCAATTGGTTATGTAGAGTATGCTTATGTTAAGAAAAACAACATGACATTCCTGCAACTACAAAACAAGAGTGGCAAGTATGTAAGCCCGGACGACTTGACATTTGCTGCCGCAGCAGATGGTG